GCCAGTGATGAAGGTGTGCAGGTGGACCGGGATCAGCACGCTGGCCGCGCGCTCGCCGTTGCCGGGCGGAAACTGCTCGGCACCGCCCAGGGCGATGTTCTGGATGCCGGCCGGCGCCCAGGGAAGCGGCCTGCCCTGCTCCGGGCGCAGGCAGCGCAGCAGGTCCAGCTCGAGGGCATCGAGAGCATCTTCGTAGTCGTCAAGGCCGGTATCCACCGCACCAATGACGAAGAAGCCGCGCAATGCCCTGAGCCCACGCGGCCCTGGCTCAGGGTCAAGATCCTTGCCCTTCTGCAGAACGATCACCGGAAAGGTCAGGGCAGCGCTTTGCAGCACTTCGTTGAACCAGCCCGTGCGCACGTTCAGGCCGGTGTCGGTCAGGTAACCGTTGGCCTTGGTGATGGTCTGCAGGCGCTGCAACAGCGCCTGGCGACCGAGGGTCAGTGGGTTGCTCATGACTTCCTCATGCAGGCCGCGGTGATGTAGTGGCCGTCATTGGCGATCAGCATTTCCACCGTGAAGCGCTCGCTGCCGATGGTGAAGATGCCGCCACGGTCTGCCGTAGCCAGCTGCGCGGCGGGCCAGCTGATGCCAATCACGCCGGAGATGAACATGCCGTCCGGCCCCTCGCGCTGCAGGTTGCGGTCCACCATCAGGTCAATGCCCGTGACTGTCACGTCGGGGCCATAGGCGTAGCTTCCAGTGGAGTCAGATAGCCGGGCAGCCGATACGCCGTGCAGGCGCCCCAGTGCCCGGCCGAATCGGCCGTCCATCAGTTGCTCAACCGCACGTTGGCGAAGCCGCCGGATACAGCAGTGACCAGCTTGCCGCAGGGCACAGACGAGGCGGTGCCATCCGCGACCAGGCCACCGTCCAACAGGCTGACCTTGGCGCCGGCGGTCAGGCCTGTGGCGCAGGGCAGCTGCCAGACGCCGACTGCGTGCCCCTGGAAGGGCTGGCCCTCGGCGGCATCCTCGTGGGCTACCACTACCAGCTGACCAATGGCATAGGCACTGCCGGAAACGACACCGCCGGTGGGGGCGATTAGGCTCAGGACGTCGCCGTCCTGTACGAAATTCTTGGCCATGGGATCAATCCTCATTGGGCGGAAGTGAAAAGCCCCGCACAGGGCGGGGCAAGAAACATCCGGGGGCGTTTAGGCGCCGGCGGACTTGGTCATGCCACGGAAGTCGAGCGGCGCGACCCCGGCGTCGATGCGTACCTTGGTAGCCGCCCCGTCGACGGTGAAGCCTTCCTGCTGCTCGACATAGGGCACCTTGATGCCATTGAGGTAGGCCACCTCGATGGTGTCGGTGCCCTTGGCGGCAGCCAGATACCAGGCCGCCGCCGAGGCGTCGTCGAGGCGCGGCTCGCCGATCACCTGGGCGAAGTCCTTGAGCGGGTTGACGATGGCCGAGTTGGAGTCGGCCCCCGGCACCGAGCCCGAGGCGATCAACTGGCGAGCCTTGTCCTCCAGGGCGATGGGGGTCAGCACGAAGGCCGGGCGGATATTCAGGGTCCGCGCCTGGCCGCCTTCGGTCTGGGTCTTCTGGGTGCGCATGGCCTGGCGGGCCTTGCTCAGGGCATCAATGCTCAGCGCCGATCCGGCGCCGGTCAGCAGGTTGCCATGATCGGCATGGAACAGCGCGACGGTGTCGCGCATGGCCGCGTTGGCGGTCAGCACGGCATAAACCAGATCGCCGATGGTGGCCTTGGCAGCCATGCCCATCTTGCGCGGAATGTCGGTCAGCTGGCTCAGGTCGTCGTTGATGATCGCCTGGCGGTTGATGCTGAAAATCTCGCCGTAGGTCGCCAGGGCGATAGGCTCGCCGCGGTCGCCCACCGTGACCTGCTTGTATTCGGCGCCTGGCCGCACCTGGCGCAGAGACGCGAACTCGCCCAGGCCGACGCGATGGGCGATCTTGAAGTCGGCCAACTCGCCCTCTTTGGTCCACAGCTCGAAGGTTTCTTCGGACTCGTTCCAGCCCAGCAGCACCGACTTGTTGGCCACGTCCAGCAGGATGTTGCCGAAGTCGCTGCTGCCGTGGGTGAAGGCCATGCCGACCATCTGCATGGGGTTGTACGACGCCACCCCGATGCCGCGGTCGGCCAGCGACGCGCGGGCCAGCTCGCGCAGGGTCATATGGTTGTAGTTGTTGCTGGCCTCGATGGCGGCCAGGCCGGCACGGGCGAGGATCGAGGCGCGTACCGAGTCGCCGACCAGATTTCCGTTTCCGGCATAGACATGGGCCGGGGCGGTCGGGGTAGTGCCCTCTCCCAGCCGAGCCAACAGCCTGGCTTGGGCCTGCTCGGCGGTGATGGTCATATCGCCCAGGCAAGTCTGCAGCAGCTCGCCCTGGGTGGCGGCGAACGGCTGGAAAACGGCACTGATGGCGGCACGGCGGGCGGTCTCCTCGGCGATCACCTGGGCGCGGGCGGCCGCCAGCGGATCGGCGGGCGCCGGTGCAGGTGTCGGGGAAGGAGCCGGAGACGGGGCCGGCGCCGGCGCGGGAGCCGGCGGGTTGATGCCCTGGGCACGCGGATTGATCAGGTTTTGCATTGCTTGGGGCATGTGGGCGAACTCCTGCAGGCGATTCGAGGTAAGTTGTGCGGCCGTGGCCAGCGGCTCGGTCAGATGGTCGGCAAAGCCGGCGGCAACGGCCTCTCGGCCGTTCATCCAGGTTTCTTCCTTGAGCAGGGCCTTGATTTCGTCCTCGCTCTTGCCGGTCTTGGCGACGTAGGCCATGACCAAGGAGTTTTCGATCTTGTCGAGCAGCTCGGCATAACGGCGTATATCGTCGGCGTCACCGCCCTGAATGCCCCAGGGCTTATGCACCATGATCATGGCGTTTTCGGGGATGTGGATGGCGTTGGCCGCCATCAGCACCACACTGCCCATTGAGGCCGCCAGGCCGTCGACATAGCCGTCTACGTTGGCCGGGTGGTTGCGCAGCAGGTTGTAGATGGCCATGCCCTCGAACACGTCGCCGCCCGGAGAATGCACCCGCAGGTCGATCTGGCTCAGATCGCCCAGGGCCTTGAGGTCGCGGGCGAACTGCTGGGCGGTGATGCCCCAACCGCCGATTTCGTCGTAGAGCAGGATCTCGGCGCGGCCCCTGGCCAAGGCCTTGATGCTGTACCAGCTGCCTTGGGGCTTGGTGTCGTTGTTGATGCCGGCAATGGCCCTGGCCACCGGGGCCAGTAGGGCCGGCAGTTTCTGATGGCTCCCCATGGGGGCCTCCTTGGTTGCGTGCGTGACAGTAACGACAGCGGCGGGCGGATCAGTCCTGCCCCGCCGGCAGCGGTTCGGCAGCGGCGCTGCCGCTCAGCTCGTGATAGGCGTCGGAGCTGAAGACCAGCCCCTTTTCCCGGTTGACGCGGATTTCCGCCTCGCGGGAGCGCTTGAGTTCCTGCGGGTTGCGCCCACGGGCGCGGGCGACCTCGGCCTCGTCTGCAAAGCCGGCCTTGACCAGCGTCTCCCAGGCGTTCGCCTCCTTGACCGGATCGATCCAGGGCATAACCGGCCCCTGATAGACCGCGGCATAGACGGTGGCCGGGGCGACATCGCGCGGCAACTTGAGCGCCCCGCTCGCCAGGGCCATGGCCAGCCACTCGCGATAGACCGGGCGGCACCAGTAGTCGATGAACTCGTGCTGGACCAGGTCATAGCCGAGCTGGGCCTCGACCAGCTCCTGACGCTGGGCGCTGTAGTTGCCGTCGTAGCTGCGCGAGACGGTCGAGTAGCCGATGCGCCCGGAGGCTGCGATGGCCCGCAACTGGCCGTTGCGGAAGCCCTCCAGAAAGGTGTTGGGCCGGTTGCTGGCGATGGTTCCGACCTCCTCGCCCGGTAGCAGGCTGTCGATGACCATGCCGGGGGCAATCGGAAAGCTACGCGGCTCGGCGGACCCGGTGGTCGGCGCGTAGCTATCGGGGTTGCCTTTCTTGATATACATGGCCAGCGCGGCGGAAATCCGTGCGGCGACGCGCTCGCTCTCTTCGTAGTCCTTGAGGTCGGCCAGGCGGATCAACGCGGCATGCAGCAGCGGCACGCCGCGGTTTTGCCCGATCCGCTTGCGGTAGGCGATATGGATGATCCGGTCGGCCTCGACCCGCTTTGTCTGGCTTCCCAGGCGGTAGCCGAGACCGCCGGGGTGTTGCATCAGCAGGTGATAGGCACGCTTGCGCCGCCAGGCGTCGCGTTCGATGCCTTGCACGATCCCCCTGCTCTCGTCGATCAGTTCCCAGGGCAACTGATCGGGCTCCAGCAATTCGAGGGCGAAGGGAACATCTGTCAGGTAGCTGTAATTGGCCACCCGCCCGCGCAGCTTCTGGGCCAGGGCCTCGCCGTCGCGCAGCCAGGTCCGGCAGACCATCCGCTCGACCTGCGGTCGGGTCAGCTCGCCCGAGGTTTCCGGACACAGCGACCATTCGGACCAGGCGGCCTTGATCGCTGCGGCGAACTCGACCTGCACATCGCCGGCATGGGTCAGCGGCAGCGGCTCGACCCCGATGCCATCCCCTCCGACGACACGCTCCTCCAGGCGGTCGAACAGCCCGGTGACGATGTCGTGATCCTCGTCGAGCTTACGGCACTGGGCGCGTAGCGAGCGGGCGTCCTGCTGTAGGGCGGCATCGGCACTGCGCTGCTGTCCCTTGGCCTTATGGGTGCGACTGGGTCTGGCCGCTTCATAGGCCCGGATGACCTGCCGGGCAGCCAGACGCTGAACGACCAGGCCGGGCGCGAAGGGCGCGAGCAGCTTGTCGAATAGATTCATAGGAAGTCCGCCAGGGAAAAGCCGCTCGGCTGGCCGGCGACGCGGGCTCGCTCGGCGGCGAGACGGCGCTCCCACTCCAGGCGGCCCGCGCGGATCTCGGCCAGGTTTTCCATGGTCAGGGTTCGACCTCCAAAGGTGACGCTGCGCCCGTCGAGCACGGCGACCTCGGCCTCCAGATACTTGTCGACCATCTGTTGAGCAGTTAGAGCCATGGGTCGTTTCCAATCTTGAGCCAGCCGCCGTCGGCCGGCGGGGCGGGTTGCGGGGCAGCCGGCGGGACCGGCGATGGATTCCGCGCGACCACCTCGCCGTCTACCGGCGTGGCGGCAGCGCAGGCCAGCGCCTCCAGATCGAGGCCGAAGCGCTGCTGGCTGATGCGCAAGGCGGCCAGTGCGTAGACGAAACAGTCCAGGGCCTCGTTGCGGCGGCCCTTGGCATCCCAGCGATAGACCCGCCGCCCCTTGACGATCTTGGGAACCTTGCTTTCGGAGGTCAGTTGCTTGAGCTCATCCTCGTCGCACAGCTCGTCATTCGCCGGCAGGTGGACGACGCCCGGCTGCGCTTCGCCGGCCTGGGTCTTGCCATAGTCGACGGCCAGCTTGAGGCGGGCATAGATCAGCTCCTTAGCGTTATCTGTGCCGACCTCGGTCAGGTAGACCCGGTGCTTGTTGCGCTTTTTCGGAAAGCTGGCGATGGGCTTGCCATAGACGTTGGCCCCCTGAATCGGGATGACCCAATGTACGCCCAGCTTGCGGCTGGCCGCATAGACCTCATCGGTGTAGCTGCCGCCCGAGTCCCAGCACCAGCGCTCGACGCGCATCACCAAGCCGTCGACGCGGGTGAACTGGCGGTGTAATTCGATGGCCGCCTTTTTCTGTAGCTCCTCACTGGCTGGGTCGCCGGTGAGAATCCAGCGGCGCACCAGCCAGCACTCCTCGCCGGCGCCCCAGGCCCAGACCCGGCCCTCAAGGCGGTCGTCCTGAGTGTCGACCCCACCAGTGAGGGCAACGGCCCGGCCAGGCACCTCGCCCTGCCAGACCTCGCGGCGAGCGTGCAGCACCTCATGGTCGAGGCGCTCGCCCTGATCGTCTTCCCAGACCTCGCCCAGGGTGGTGTTGGTGAAGGTGATCAGCTTCTCGCGGTCGCCCTTGATCTTCAGCCAGTCGGCGACGATGTCCAGCCAGGTGCAAAAAAGGCTGTAGGCCGTCCAGATGTGGAAGCTCATGCTGCGCGGCGTCGTGATGGACTCGCCGGCCGCGTCGAACCAGTCCATGGCATCGCGCGTCCAGATGTCGGTACGCTCGCAGATCCAGCGCCCCTCCTTGGCCGCCTCGACTGCCTCGTGATACCGAATCACGCAAGTACAGTGCTCGCAGATGTACCAGGCCTGCTCGGCTTCGCCCAAGGCGTTGACTTCCCACTTGATGCCGTAGGCGCAGTCCTTGCCCCCCCACTTCAGGTACTGCTCGCGCCCGCAATGCGGGCACGGGATGTGATAGCGCAGCAGGTGCGGCGACTCTTCGGCGGCCTTGGTGATCTGGCACGATTCGGCTTTCTTGGGTGTAGAGCCGCGAATCGACTTCTTGTACGTCGACCCTTCCAGACGCTTATCGCCCAAAAAGGTCGGCGAGCCCTCTCCACCGATATCCGTGTCGAAATTGCTCAGCTCGTCGTAGATCACCTCGTCGGGGCTTTTTTCCCGATAGTTGCCCGAGGCCTTACCCCCCAACCACCAGAGCATTTTCCGGTTGGAAAAGCATTTCTCGGTCAGGGTCGCGTCGCGGTGCTTGCGCCCAAACCAGGGAGCCAGAGCCAACACCACCGGAACGTCGCGGATCATAGTTTCGACGTGCCGCTTCATAATGCCTTCGGCATCCGAATCGGTCGGGCTGTAGGCCAGCACGTTGCGGCGCTTGTGCTGGATCTTGTAGCCGACATTCGCCATCAGCAGTTTGGTGTAACCGACCCGCGCCGACTTGGTGAAATTCACCACCGCGATTAGGTCGTTGCCCATCGCATTGAGGATTGCGCGCTGGAAGGGGGCGGTTTCCCACTTGCCTTCCTGATAGCTCGACTCGCTCGACAAATAGAAATGCTTGTCAGCCCACTCGACCGCGGTCAGTGGCGGTTCCTTGTACAGCGACTGAAGCCCCAGGCGGATGGCCTTGCCCAGGTCATTCATCCAGGGTTTCGAAATACTCATTGACGAGGTCCGGCAGCTGGTCGCCGAGGCCGGCGGCGAGGTTGCGCGCAAGGGCAATTTCCCGCTGCATCGCCTCGACATGGCGGGCATCGAGGTCGGGGTTTCGGCGGCGCAGCTGCAGCGGAATGGTGTCGAGCACCGAGCCGATCTGCGCGGCGATCCGCGAAAAGGCGAACAGTGCGAAGTCGACCGGCACCAGAGTGCGACGCTTGACCTCGTTTTTGATCGCCTGGGTGTCGGCCAGCTCGGCCGTCAGGCGCAGCTTTTCCTGCAGCAGCTTCTTCTCGGCCAGCGGGTCGAGGCCTTCCTCGCCCTCAGCTTCGCCGGACGGCGCGTACTTGCGCGAGGCCTGGGCCAGTCGGTTGTCCAGTACCGACCGGACATCGAAAAACGCCTCGCGGCCGATGCGGGCAACTGGCGTCACGCCCCATCGGTCGAAGGCCTGCACGCTGATGCCGAGGCTGGCCGCCATCTCGCTCTTGTTGAGCCAATGGGCTTGTCTGTCCATGGTCGGCCTCGGTTGAAGGGGGCGGATCACCTCGCTGGCGGGCGCAGCCGCGCGGATAGGGGGTCAAGTTGATGTATTTGAACAGCCGAATCCGCAGGCGGCGCGGGCTGCATCGATTCGACAAAACAACAACAACCCCCCGAAAAAAAGTCATATGTAGTGACCGAGCGGGGCGCGAATTACCCGCACTGGGGGTACGGCCCGGGAGGACCCGTGCAAATAATCCGGATGCCGATGTCACCAGCTATCACCGCCCAGACCGCTGGCGAGCACTAGCGAGGGCACGCTCGAGGGCGCTGCCGAACTCACGCTGAAAGTTCGCCTTGACCATGTTCTCGGCGATGGCGAAGAACGGGACGCGGACTCTGTAGCGCGGCGCTCCGTCGACGAACACGAACACCGGCCGGACTGCGTCACCCATCGCCATGCGGCGCCGCTCCCAGACACCGCGCAGGCCGTCTATCTCGCCGACAAAATAGCGGTCGGCGTTGCCTTTCTTACGACTCCTGCGGCTTCCGGTTGCGTTTGCCTGCGCCCCAGCGACCGTCTCGGCTGCACCCAGACCCGACAGGATCTTCATGGACAGCTGACCCTTGATGTTGCCGTTGTCGTCCATGAATGCAGCATTGGGGACAGCGTACTGATTGCCGCTCATCAAGCCGCGCGCGATCAGCGCTTTCTCGAATCGCTTGTGCCCACGGACGCCACCATAGACCGCCGCCTGCATGTAGCGGTCGGCCGGGACTCCAGAGTTCCAGGCATCTTTCAGCCAGACCCTGGCCTCGGGCTTAGCCTTGGTTGCCGGCTTCACAAAGAGGCTATTCATGGTCGTGCGCGTGGGCTTGTCGAGGCGCTTGCGCATCACGCTCAGCTCACCATCCTTGACTCTCTGAGCCATCCGCGTGGCAGCCAGGGCGAGGGCGAACGGCATCTGCCGTGCTATCTCGGCCAGCTCGGCGACCTTCCCGTCCAAGCCATCAGTCGTAATCTTGATCATGGCTAAAGCCCCTCAACCTTCCGCGCTGCCCATCGCTTGCTCAGCACACGCACCTGCTCGATGCCAAGGACACCGACAAAGCCTGCGGCGAGCAGCGTCCAAGCGAGATTGAGGCCCGCCTGATTCACAGCCAGGCCGACGATCATCACCAGTAACGCGCCGGCCGCCGCCTCGAGTAGCGCGCGCACGATACTCGGCTGATCCCCGTACAGCTGGATGCGGATGTAGGACAGGATGAAGGTCAGCATCATGGCCAGGCCGTGCTCGCGCAGGGCAAGCAGGAC